GTATACTGGTAGGCTCTATGGTGCGCCTGGGGAACACTACTACCTCTGGACGGGAGAAAAATTACTAGCCGCAACATTAGAGGAAAGGCAATTGGCAGACTTGTTTTAAAACGTGAAATAGGTTGCGCCGTGGACATCAAAAATCCGCGGCGTAACCTGCATTAATGCCCTTCCCCATTTGGCGAATCGATAAAAAAATTTGGCGAATCGATAAAAAAAGGGCTTGACACAGTACAAGTAGCAAGCAGAAAACAAGGGGGAGGAAGAATGAAAAGAGGCGATACAGTACGAAAAGCGGAGGGGCGAGGAGTAAAATGAAAATCCTGGTCAAAACCAATAAAATGACAAAGGAGGAATGGCTAAAGGAAAGGCGAAAAGGTATTGGTGGTTCAGACGCCGCTGCTGTATTAGGCTTAGATCCCTGGAAGACGCCAGTGGATGTATGGCTGGAAAAGACATGTGAGCTCGAAAGCGACAGTGATAGCGAGGAAACATACTGGGGAAGAATACTAGAGGACGTTATCGCGAGGGAATTCTCAAGACGGACAGGGTTAAAAGTCCGGCGTAAAAACGCAATATTGATGCACCCCCAATATCCTTTTATGTTAGCCAACGTAGACCGACTTATCGTGGGGCAAAAGGCAGGACTAGAATGTAAGACGGCGGGGCAACATGCAGCTGCTACCTGGCAAACAGGCGTACCTCAATACTATATAGTGCAGGCCCAACATTATATGGCAGTTACTGGATACCCGATTTGGTATATTGCTGTCTTAGTCGGAGGGCAGAAGTTCTACTACTACAGAGTAGAAAGAGACGAAGACTTCATAAAAGAGCTCATCAGGGCAGAGGCAGAATTTTGGGAAATGGTAGAGGCAAGGAAGATTCCTCCAGTAGACGGGACAAGATCTAGTGCCAAGCTGCTTCAGAAGCTGTACCCCAAAGCAGAAGAAGGAAAGGAGGTGGTGCTGCCAGACGAGGCCCTTCTCTGGGTGAAGCAGTACGAAGAAATGGCAGCGAGAGAGAAAGAAGTGCAGATGCTCAAAGAAGAGGCGGCAAACAAGCTCAAAGAAATGCTGGGAGAGGCAGAAAAAGGAGTTGTAGGAGGCTACCAAATCATTTGGAAAAATGTCGCCTCAAAGCGGCTGGACACAAAGGCGCTTCAGAGGGACTATCCAGATATTTACGAAAAGTACGCAAGGGAAAGTGTCTGCAGGAGATTTATGATCAAACCAGAAGATTTATGATCAAATAACGCCGAAAAGTGCAGAAAATAAAAACAGGAGGAGTGAAAATGATGGGAATGGAAAAGAATTTGGCGATTATTGACACCGTAGAGGTGCAACAGGTCCAGTCTATTATGGAGAAAATTACTCAGTTTCAGCAGGTAGTGCAAAGGACCCTGCGGCCGGGCCACGATTATGGGATAGTCCCCGGGGTAGAAAGGCCGTCAAAACCGACATTGCTTAAGCCCGGGGCAGAAAAAATTCTAATGATGCTGGGGCTGAGGTCCGAATTTGAGATCGTCGACAGCACGAGAGATTTTGAAAAAGGCTTCTTTCAGTACCAAGTCCGCTGCAAGCTGCTGAAGGGAGACACCCTCATAACGGAAGGCTTAGGATCCTGCAACACGAAAGAGAAAAAGTATTCAAAGATGGACCCCTACACGATGGACAACACTGTTTTGAAAATGGCCAAAAAGAGGGCACTTATTGATGCTACACTTTTGGTCGCTTCTTTGTCCGATGTGTTTACACAAGACGCGGAAGACTTGGATGCAGATGAGCTGCGGATAGACACGCAAAAGAGCTACACGGACCAAGACGACACAATCAGCAAGGCGCAGGCGAAAAAAATATTTGCTATTGCGGAGGGAAATGTAGAGCTGGTGCGCAAGGTGCTGGAAGAATGCGGCTATGAGAAGCTGGAGCAGGTCAAGAAAAGAGAATACGATACTGTCTGCAGCAGAATAAAGGCACTACTGGCTTCTGGGGGAAGAGAGCCTGGAGAGGGTGGTAAGTAGGCCATATGAAGACTTTATTATGGAGGTGTACTGATGTTGAGATCGAGAAGTATTAAGCCGGAAATCTTTGTTAATGAGAAGCTAGCAGAATGTGAGCCGCTAGCACGGCTACTGCTCATGGGACTTTGGTGCATGGCTGACAGAGAAGGCCGACTGGAAGACTGCCCAAAGCGAATTAAGGCAGAAATACTGCCTTATGATGAGTGTGATACTGACTGGCTGCTGAACCAGCTGGCCGAGCACAACTTTATACTCCGCTACGAGGTTGACGGGAAGAGGTATATACAGGTTGTTAATTTTGCCGAGTATCAGAAACCTCACCACAAAGAGCCACCGAGCATGATCCCAGCGCCGCCAAAAAGCCAGGAGAAAAGCCAGGATGAGAGGGCTTCAAGCTTGAACCAAGCTCAACCCAAGCTTGAGTTAAGCTTGAACCAAGCTCAGGCCGAGCTTGAGCCAAGCTTGAATCAAGCTCAACCCAAGCTTAGGCCAAGCTTGAATCAAGCTCAGGCTGAACTCAAAGCAAGCCTGAACCAAGCCCAGGCCGAGCTTGAATCAAGTCTGGCGCAAGCCTGCACCCTGTTTTCTGACTCCCTCAACCTGACTTCCAGCCTAACTTCTGATAGCTTGATTCCTGATCCTTTAGGAGGGAGGGTTAACAGTAGGATTGAAGAACTTCAACCTGAATTAGCCCAATCACTCACTAAACTAACTCAATCACTTAACAATCACCTAGAAGAAATAGAAAAACTTGAAGAGATAAAGAGAGAAATGAGAGAGCTTAATACTCACTTAGAGGAGGTGAGGAAAGAAGTAAGAGAGCTTAAGAGTCACTTAGAGGAGGTGAAGAGAGAAGTAAGAGAGCTTAATAGCCACCTAGAAGAAACAAAAAACACAACACCTGAAGTAAAAAACACAACACCTGAAGAAATGGAAAATGCAACACCAGAAGAGCGAGAAATCTTGTCAGTGCTTAAGAGTGTTGAGCGGTACCCGTTTGATTTTGCCAAGGACCTGCAGTTCATCAGAGACCTAGCCAGTGACTACCCACACCTGGACCTCCTCTATCAGGTTAAGAAATGGCGCGACTACAAACGGGACAAGCCGCTCACGAAAAAATCCAGCCCCAGGGCACAACTGCGGAACTGGATGAAAAAAGCCAATGAGTGGGGGGAGACTAGCAATGGGGAATCTCGAAAGCATACTTCAGCGGCTAATGAAACAAATAGCCGAAAGGGAAAGTACGCCCACCTCTACCTGCCAGGCTAAGTATGAGTGCTCAAAATGCCGGGACACGAAGGTTGTAGCTGTTACCGATGCTGACGGTACAAAGCGCTACGTACAATGCGAGGAGTGCTACATGCGCCAACTGCGCCAAATCAAACAGGAGCAGATCAACAGGTTGTTCCAGTCGGCGAACATACCCAAGCGGTTTGCAAACAAAACATTCGATAATTTTGACTACAGGCGCCAGCCAAATGCATTTGCGATATGTAAAAAATACGCTATGGAATTTGCCAAACTGCGTGAGGAAGGAAAATCGCTGCTCTTGGTGGGCCCAGTCGGCACCGGTAAGAGCCATCTAGCGTTTGCGATACTGAACGAGCTTATTCGTACCGGAATTCCCGGTATGGCTGTTACTGTGCCGGACTTGATGGATGAATTGAGGCCCAAAAATAGCGGGGACAGTGAAAACGATGAAAAAATGCGTGTGCTGAAGACAATTGACTTTTTGGTTCTGGACGATTTGGGGGCACAGAGAAACAGCGACTGGGTAACAGAAAGGCTGTTCGTGATACTCAATAGCAGGTATGCACACATGTTGCCCACGGTGATCACAAGTAACAATTACCTGGAGGAGTTGGAAGGGATACCGGGCTGGTGGCGTATCGTAGACCGGCTGATTGAAATGTGCGACATAATTGAGTTTCATGGTGCTAGCTACCGGGAACAAGCAAGGAACAGAAATATTTGAACAGCACACTTATGGACACAAGAAAGTTGCCAGCATATAATTGATCTTTGTCTCTTCTTCAGGTAAAATATGCCCAAGAGGAGGCCCTGAAGTGGGGGAGTAGGAAAGGTGAACATAAACAGCAAACGCAAGGGGAAAACTGGTGAGAGGGAGTTTGCAAGATTGTGCCGGGCATACGGCTATGAGGCCCGTCGAGGGGTGCAATATAGCGGTATAGAGGGGCAGGATGTTGTGGGCCTGCCCGGAGTGCACGTGGAGGTCAAGCGCAGGGAAAGAATAAACCTCTATGACGCCGTGGCCCAGGCGGTCAGGGACGCCAGAAGCAGGGGTAAAGGCGAGCTGCCGGTGGTGGCCTGGCGGCGGAATAAGCACAACTGGCTTATAACAATGCGGCTTGAAGACTGGTTTGAACTGTACCGCGAATGGGAAAAGCGGGGATCGGTTTGTCCCGCTTCGAGTGCCGCAGAAATGCCTCAAAGGGGGTAAATTTGCACGATAAGGTTACACAAGGGTTGGGTAAAAGTTGGGTAAAAGT